TTCTGCCGACATCTGTAGACTTGAAACCATCGCCGTCATTGATGCCTGTGGTCGAGCTAGCTTCTAGGGTGACTTTGGTGTAGGCAGGAATGAATTTTTTGTAGAATTTTAGTTCACTTCCAACTGTTCCACTCAAAACAAGCTCATCACCACCAATACTGTCGGCAAGCTTGAAAGTATTTGTGGTCGCACCAATTACAAAATATTCATTGGCAGCACCAGCAGTAACACCGACAATACCTGAACCACCTAAAAAGAAAACGCGCTGGCCGTTGACAAGCGGGTGATTGATTAGCGTAAACGTGTTTGTTCCGGTTGAAGTATCTGGCCCATCTTTCGACATTTCGCCGACAAGCTCATAGCCGTATTCTTTATAGTAAAGTTTTCTGTCGCCTGTGCCGGCATCAGAGAACGTGTCTGCGGAACCGCCTTGAGTCAGTGAAACCTGAAATTCGTCAAGCGTTGCACTGATTACGTGATAGTCAGTAGAAGCAGCGATCCCATCAGGTAGATCAGTACCGTCGAAGCGAACCAAACTGTTATCAACAAGTCCATGATTCGGTATTTTAAATTTGTCTCCAGAAACATCGATGTTCGTGTCTTCCAATTCTGCAATCAGCCCGCGATCTGAATTACTGCTGATGCTGGTTGCGACTGTCAGGGTAGTATCTTCTGTGTTCAGCGGCAGATAAGGACCGTCTTTCAAAGTCAGGTCTGTGAGTGTCCAATCGGTATCTGCTAGCCGCTTCAGTTCTGCAATCTTGTGGTCAGGGTGCGCGATGAAGAGAACATCCGCAGACTGCGTGAAGAACAGATCATCAATCTGTGATGTGGTGTAGGTGGTGGATCGTTCATAAACGGATTGGACAGTGTGCGTTCCAGAACCGGCTGCTGAAGTCAAATCCAGTGCTGCTCCAATCGTATTGTCAGCCAATGAAAGTGTTATGTCATTGGTACTCTTGGTTTTGATAAAATATCGCTGATTCGTCAGCAGCCCGCCTGGAAGCGTTCCTGTGGTAGAAAAATAAATATCATCGCCCACGCTCAAAGAAGTTCCGCTCGCAACCGTGATGGTGTTCGTGCTGGCATTCACACTGGAGATCGTAGTCGCATCAGTGGTGACAATAGAATCCTCCCTATAGAACCGGATGTAGTTGTTTCCGAATTCCAGGATGTAGCTCTGCCCGCTTCCGAAATTAAACGGAACTAAGCGAACCGCAGCATTGTCTTTAGATCGGGAAACGTAGAACGATCCTGGCCTGCGCGCGACTGAACCTTGCGGCAGCGGAATATAGTTCTGGCACTTTTTTAAGCTGGTACGGTATGAAGGAAGATCGACATAGCCCTGCATGCGCGGGCTGATTTGACCGTCTGCGAAGCTGGTTTGAACGCTCTGAATGCGCGCCATCTATCTCCTTGCTTCAATAAAAACATCACTCCAGAGGGTGTCAACATTCGCACGCTCTGCCGAATCGATGGAGCGCGCTTCTGCAACAACGCTGAGAAACTTGGAAAGCATGTTGTTGCGCAGTTCCGGTCTGCCGGTCAAAGATTCTGCGATCTCTGATGCGAGCTTCAGCGCAATCGCCTGGATGATCAGACTGTCAAATTCGTTGGGATCAAGAACTTGTTTGATGTATTTGAGTTTCACCTTTTCTGCATCGGTGACGATGTTGCCGTTTTCGATGCGGAATGGTGTCTCCCATTCTTCAACGTCAAGAACGCGCAAACAGTCACTAGGCAACGAATAAGCATAATCGAAGCCCCATACTGGCGCGGTGTCGTTACGTGCTAGCTGGGTGCGCTTGATGGCGCATGACCAAGGATGCGAGCGCAGGACTGAATCTCTGACATCATCGTACCGGAGATTGCAGACCCTGGCCCGCTCATTGGCATCCGACAAGCTAGATATTTTCTGGTCGCCCAGATTGCTCAAGGCGATATTACAAATATCAACAACGCTTGCCATAGTGCTGCTTAGTCAACGGTGTAAAAGATCATGCACTGAATCTTCTTGGTGTCTGCAAGAGCAGCAGTTCCAAGAGTGACCTTTACATCTGACAAAGCAGTGGTTTTTGTGCCGCCGATCACCGCACCAAAAATATGGGCGATGTCTTTGGTGGCTGTGGCAGCCGCTCTTACTGTGGTCGAGCCGACAGTAATTGCATAGGTTGCACTGGTGTTTGAGTTATCGTGCTGCAAAACACCGTAAAGCAAAGTTGCATTAGCAGGAATTTTGCCCAGGTAGATAACATCCGAAGTTCCGGTTGCACCGGAAGCCGTGAATGAATCAAAGCACACACGCACACGCCCACCCCACTCTGCGACATCGATGTTAGCAGCAAGAGCGCCGCTAGTGTCTCCAGCCGCAACGGGATCTTGAGCGGTGTAGTTTACACCGTATAAATTTGCCATAAGACTCCTTAGTGGCTAGTGGTTAATTAAGAAGGATCGCAAGCAATTTCAACCACACGCTCTTCTTCCAGGCGCACCGCTCCGATGGTCATGGAAAGATAGACGTAGGTGCTGAATCGCTTGTCAGCCCGCTCTGTGATTCTCGCGCGCACATCTTCCCAAACACAAAGGCCGATGCCGTCACGATGGAATGCGATCACTTGGTCATCGCTGCTTCCGTCAGTAGTGATCCGCTCGCTTCTGATAAACTGGAAACCCATGAAGGTGTCGAGTTCACCGGAAACCAGGGCGCGCACGCTGTTATAGTCAGCGCTAGCAGCACTGATGCCGCCTGAACCAGAAGTTCCACCCATCGAGGTGTCACTGAGAAGCTTCGCCATCTGCCTGGCATTAGCGACAATGAACAGATTCGGTCGTCCACCCATATCGTAATCGTCTGCTTCGCCGGCTCCTAAGATCCTGCGTGCTTCGATTAACTTACCGATGGTCAAACCTCTATCGCCTGAACCTGAATCGTAGGTGTTAAAAGCAACGGCGACTTTCTGTGCTGGAGGAAGAGTCTGCTGCGTTGATCCACCTTTTCCAGTGTAAGCAGTTCCAAGCGCTTCAGAGATGATCAGATCATCCATTGCACGACCCATCGCATAAGCTGCGTTGACGGCATAAGGTGATGCTGGATCAATCAACATGCGAAGCTTGTCGCTGTTATCGACCATATCTCCCCAATCGTATGATTTCGGCACTACGCGCCTGCGATCATGCGGGGTATCAATGAGCGGAGAATCCGCGTGGCGTGAAGTGACTTCTTGCGCGTTGGTGCTTCCAATACGCTCCATGAAGACTTCTTCACCGACTTTACCGGTTTCTAAGCGCACAGCATTTCGCAAACGCGAACCTTGCTGTTGCACTAGCAGCATCACGTTGTCCGTGTACTGCTTAACAAATGCAGTAGTAATCTGTGTAGACATGGAATAACTCCAAAAACAAAGGTTTTGATCCCTTGCGTAACAATTGGAGTTATCCCGAACAGTGGGGTTCCGGCCTGCTAGCTACTTGGGCGCTCGCGCGTTATCCTCAAGCTATGCTAGGCAAGCAAGGTGGATGAATTTCGTAGGTTAATTATATCATTTAACCCATGTATTGATAAAGATCCTGCATGCGTTTTACAGCTTCACTGTGCTTCGGATGATACGCATCGCGATACGCTTCCATGAAATCTGCATCTGCGCGCAAGTCTTCCATCGTTGAGCTAGCCGTGGCTGGCGACATGCCGCCTAGCTGCTCGCCTGTGCCAAGCATGACAGAACCATCTTCAGAAAGCGCTTGGCCGATCTTGCTGAAGGTTTTAATCAGACCAGGATGGTTGCCCAAGCCGGTCTGTTCCAGAAACTGTACTGTGTCTGCATCGCCGTAGCGCAAGAATGCGCGCCGTGCTAGCTCCACGTTTTTATTGTAGTCACCGCCGAATTCCTGCTGAAGCTGCTTCTGATACTCGACTTGTTGCCTGTCGAAATTATCACGCGCGCTCTGATCATCTTGCTGTGCAATCTCAACCAGATAGCTTCGCAGTTTACTTGCTTGATCTTGGTTCAATCCAATATCGTGCGCGGTTTTCTTAAAGTGATCCGGTGTCTCACCATCAAAGTTGTATCCGTCTGGAGATTCAGGCCGGCCCAGCCGGTTATAGATTTCTCCTTTGTCGGTTTCGCCATTGATTCGGACAAGCTCTTCTCCTGGTGCGCCTAGCTTGCGAACCGCGTGTACGTAGCTTTTTGCCAGCTTTTCGATGCTGTCAAAGTTCCGTAGACTAGGTTCGTTTGCCAACTCGCCAGGAAGCGTGGTCGGATCAAAGTTGCCAGTAGGTTCGGGTTGTCCTCCACCACCTAAGATGGTGCTAGGTTCCGGTGCTACTTCAGTATTCGTTGTCGAGGTTTGTTCTACTTCGCTCATAGGATTCTCGCTCCATGCGTTCCAGGTCAGCGATGCTGATGTTTAAGTATGACAGCAGATCCGCTACTACAGAGCGCCTGCCATCGTTGAAATGCGTATGGTACGGATCATTCGCAACCATACAAGGACTAAAGATGAAGTTGCGCGAGCATAAGTCTGCTAGCACGCTTTTGCCATCTTCCGTGTCAAAGACACGTTCATAGAGCGCTTTACGCTCCTTCTCCTGCCGCTTTAGCATTAGCTAGTTGTGCTTGTGAGCGATTGCGGTCTGCCATCGATATAAGGTTGTTGGCTTGCGCTACCGCCATTTGTTCTTGAAGCTGCTGCTGTCGCGCCATTTGTTCTGCTTCTGCTTCGATTTCTTCCTGAATCTCTTCGTCAGTTTTAAAGACAGAAGGTGGCACGCGCAGTATTTCAGCCGCCAGTGATGCAACTCTTCCAGTATCGAGCCTGCGCAGGATGTTCGGATCGATCTGCGCCATCGGAATCAGAAACTGGATCAGCGCGCTCACACTGGTAAGCTCGCCGGTTCGCATCGAAATCCCAACCGGATTAGTGTACTCAATGTTGAAGTTTGCTTCCACAAGGGCCTCTGGGGGGTCTGGAAGCATCCGGTTCTTAATCATGATGTTCAGCGTGCGCTCAACCAGTGGTCCCAGAAACTCAACTTCCTGGCGTGCGACAATCGGCCCCAGGATGCTAAGACGGTCCCGCTGGCGCTGGTTGACTTCGGTGGCACTGAAACGCAGCACATCACCATCGGGCGCAACCGGCCCAGGAAGCTCCAGCATATCGAGATAGAATGCACGGTTAATCGAATCTTTCACCATGCCCATTTTGGCTTCATTCAGATCCGGCCGGCCTGCGGTTTGTAAAGGAATGATCCTGTCATTCGGAGACAAGCCTGCGCGGAAAAAGTTTAAACCGCCTGGGGTGGTTCGTATCGGTGAAAGGAATCCATCGTCAGGAACCATCAGCGGGGGATCAACCAGTTTGGCAAGCGCTTTCAATCCTAGCTCTTCCATCTTGTTGAGCATCTTGGTATCTGCAAGTGCTTCGATCCCAGGCCCGCGCCCATAGATTTCTTGGCTGTTTCGTTCCCAGCGGCTGCACACGTATGGAAAGGTTTCAAAGCCGGAAACATTGACGATGTGGCTTTCCTTGAGCGGGCAGATGTAGACTGACATGAACGGCATGTTCATCGCAGACTGATCACCGAATGCGCGCTCCTTTCGAGGTTTGACAACATGCAGGCACTCAAACTCTTCATACTGCTTGCCGTCTGTAAATGCTTTGACTACTGATTCCGAAAGATTGTCGATGCCAAACTCTTCAACAAGCTGCTTCGCCGTCATCTTGATCTTGCGGAACACGGTGTCCACGCGCCCCAGGTAATTGACTTGGAGATAGCATTCGGCAAGGGAGAAGGTGCGGAACATCGGACCCTGCCCAGGCATGTCTAGCACCATCATCACACCAGTTCCGAATGCACCCAGGTCACTGTAATATTCGTGTGCGGCGGGATGGAAATTGGATTCCGGTGAATTGAATAACATGGCTGCGCGCCGCTGTGCTTCTTCAAGCCATAGCTGCACTTGCCGATCCTGCATCAGATCACGCTCCACCGTCAACTGAAACCAGGGGATGCTGGCATTGGTCAGAGTGTTATGGATGCCGCTGGAAAACCTTGTCAGCGCGCGCACCGCAGTTCCTTCATAGATTTTGTTGCGGCGCTTCTCTCCTGGCGCATACTCCGTGATGAAATCTGCACGCCTGGGAAGCATGTACTCGCTAATCTCCTGCCAGTAGGTTTCCCAATTGTGTCGGTCGGTTTCTAGCTGCTGAAACTCCGTGACCAGTTCCTTGGTGAAGTCTCGCACTTGCGGGTCATTAACCACTGAATCCTCCGATGCTTCGACCACTGCCGCGACCATAACCCATGCCGCCAGTTAGATTGGTTTCTGCACGGCCGTATCTTCCTGCGAGCATGCGCCGGATCGCATCCATTCGCGCGCGCTCTTCTTCAGGGCTGGATTGCATTAAGTCGATGCTGCTTTCAGGAACGTCATCGTTGCCGCCACCGCCGCTGGTGTCTGTGCTGCTTGAGCCGGTAGAACCTCCACCGCCACCGCCATCGCCGCCACCTATACCAAACCGCTTCATCCAGTTACCGCCGCCCCATGATTCGTCATAAGCCTTACCAGGATTATTAACGGCATTCAGTACATTCTTGTAGGTGTATTCTAAGTTTTTACCTAGTAATGGAATTCCAGCATCGGGTTGTGTTAATAATTTTAAATTGTCTGTAACCCCTTCCATAAAAACATTAAAAAAATTCCGCTCTCCTGGCATGGGGATGTTCGGTGTCGGTAAAGTAGGCGGCCTACCATCCCATCCGGTGCGGTCTGCTAGATAGCCGCCAGTTTCTTTTGTAATTTTCCCCACAAAATCTGATAACATACTCATGGTAACTCCTTATGCGTAAGATGATCGGCTGGTGAGCGCGGATCGCCGTTGCGCGCTCCTGCGCGTTCCACGTTTTCGTTGCTCGTTAGAAACTCCATACATGCGCTCTGCTTCTGCTTGCGCAGCTTGCGCGGAAGTCATGCCGCTGCGGAAACCTTGCATCGCCTGAATCTGACTTTTGATCTGCGCGTTTAAACCTTCCGTGCCGTAGACAACATCATAGTAAGATCGAAGCTGCTTCGCTGAAGACTCATACTCTTCGCGCCTTGTTGAAAGCGTGCCTGCCATTGATTCGACATTCGCGTATGCTTTTCCGTATGCACCTTCTTCTCCTACAAACGCGCCGATGTCTTCAACGTCAGAAACCAGTGTCTCATAAGGCTTCGTCACGGTTCTTTCAAACTGTGCTATATAA